TAGCTAATACAGATAGAGCACCTGTTGAATTACCAACAAGAATTGAACCTGATGTGAACGATGTTTGGCCTGTACCACCATCAGTTACAGCAATAGCAGAGAACAACGCTGAAACGTTACCGCCTGTAATGTTAGCTTCCAATGTTGCACGATTTTCTGCACCATAAGAAACTACGTTTGATGTTGGGTCAGATGTTTCACCAACGAACAACTTGAAGATGCCATCGGTCGCATCACGCACCAAACCAGCATACTTTGTACCGCCGTTTGTGTATTCACCATAGAAACCAATATCAAGTGCATCTGCTACGTTATTGTTCGCCAGCTTGATCAACGAATCTTCTGTAGTGATAGTGGTTACGTTTTGTGTAACTGTTTCACCCAAGATTACCAGATTACCAGTAATAGCCAAATCACCACCAATGGTTTGTGATCCTGTGCCATTTGTTCTTACAACGGTGTTATCAACGTTAATTTCAACTGTGTTGGTTGCGCTAAGAACTGCTGTAGTGATACCATCACCACCAGTAAAGGTAAGTGTCTGAGTCAATAAATCTATTGAGTCTGTTCCTGTGTCTGCTGCAATACCTAGTGTTGTTGCAACTGATACGTTTGCAGCAGAAGTAATTCTACCGTCAGCATCAACTGTAAATGTTGGTATCTGTGTTTGACCACCATAAACGCCCGCGGTTACACCTGTGTTAGTTAACTCTAGCGTAATATCGGCGTTCGCTGTTCCATCAAAAACTACGTTTTGAGAATCAACGTCACCGGATACGCGAATGAATCTAGGTGTTTGCAGTGCTGTCGCAGTATTTGCATTACCATACAATGCTGCTTGAACATACGTTGCATCAAAACCACCAATGTTGTTACGCTTAACGATTGTTGAGAACGTATTAGCAGACGTTGCAGCATCTACGATATCGGTGTAATATTTACCACCAACGGCTATAACTGAATTGTCTGACAAACCTATGAATAGTTTGCCGGATGTGTTTGAGTAAGCTGGTTCAGCTACGTTTAACGATGGTGGTGTAGAAGTTACTTCCGACCATTTTAATTGAATGACTGTATTAGACATTTATTTCCTTTTATTATTCTTTTAGAATGCGCCGCCATTGATGTTTGTTATATCAATTTGTGCTTGTGTTAGTGGTGATGACACATAATCATCATTTATAACATCATAAACCAAAACATCTCCCTCTTGGCGGGTTGTCAAGCTCACATCATTCAAATCAAAAATTGACACATCAAGATCGGGTTTAAATCTAGGATCAGCAATAGTCGTGCGATTGCTTGATCGGACTGACACTTTACCTATAGTGCCGGGTGAACTGAGTCTAGCTGTTATTGCCATAATTACCTCGTAACGGATGGCAGTACTGTAACTATTCCTTCAACAACTCTTGTCACAACACTCGCTGGTGATGTGATGACTACATCATAAACATATCTTCCAGGAGTTAACACGGATGTGTTTGCCGCAGTGACAGATAGTGTGATTTCACCATTGGCTGTTCCTGTGACATTTGAGTTTATTCTGTACGATGTTGATGAGTAATAAGACTTCCTCATCATGGAGTTGGCTGAATATGAGTGTAGATTAATCGCATTCCCATAGTTATCCTCAACGTTCAATATTGTACTGAATGTTGCTCCTTGCTCTATGACTATTTCTGAAAATGCTGCCAAAACTTAAACTCCGAGTTATTTCTTATTTAGTATTTGTTGGCTCTGCTGTTGCTGGACCATCATTCTCAATGAAAACAATATTCAAAATTTCAGCAGTTTTTTCTTTACTGAGAATTTCTTCTTTATAGCAATACATGATAAAATCAAAATTTTCTTTTACGGATAAATCAATATCACCATCATATAAATTGAAAGTTTCTATGTAATCTTGGACGTATGCATCATTGGATGTTTTGAAGCCTGCCCAAACATTTTTATCAAATAAATTTTTAAATTGTACTCTATTCATCCTATTGCTCCAAATTCTTCAATGATGATAATTCCCACAACTCCTGCATTGCCTGGATTGCCCGCGCCAGATGCGATGGCGCCACCTGAGCCCACACCTGTTCCATAATACGATAATTGTCCACTAGCACTAGCACCAGGACTAATATTTGTTGTTCCTGAGCTTCCTGCACTTCCTGATGACCAGTATGCGTCTGGTGGATCCACCACGTACTGTGAGCCGACACCACCACCACCACCGGCCAAAGAAATGCCACCAAATGTAGTTGCGCCACCCGCACCTCCATTTCCACCATATGGATAACCAGTCACAGTATTAAATCCATTCCAATAACTTTGAAAAACGGCAGCGGCGGCGGCCGTGCCCGCAGCACCAACTGAATATGCGTATGTGCCACTAAGTCTCAACCAAAGAATTCCTGTGGCACCGCCACCGCCAGCGAGACCAATGGCTCCACCAGACGCTGATGCGCTGCCTCCACCACCTCCAACTAAAGTCACCCTACAAAAAGAATTTGATTCTAGTGTGGAAAAATTTCCTGATCCTGATGTGTATGTTACTACACGTTTTGGTATTCCATAACCCAAAAATGAACTTGCTCTTGACATTCAATACTCCAAAGTTAATTTGCTACAACCCAGCCGCGAGTTGCGTCAGCATAGGTTAATGTTAGACTCATATAATTAAAGTCTATTGTCATATCTTCCGCAATACCCATAATATTTTGACCATTCCTCGCAACAACTGAAGTGTATGTTCCTGATAAATTAGTAACTCGGATTGTGTCACCAGCTGTTGGTGATCCAGGCAACGTCAGTGTTAATGATGCAGTAAGTATGTATGTTGTTCCTGCTACTGCGCTGGTGTTTGAGCCAATGACCGAAGTTGCTCTTCTAACTGATCCGGTAACTAAGCCAGAGTGTGTGCCTGTAGATGGACCGGAATGTGTGCCTGTAGTTGTTGCGCTTGCCGTAATGAATGCTGCACCGTTCGTCAACTGATTGGTGTTTGTGACGTTTGTTGCACCAGCAGCGATACCATCCAACTTAGCTGCAAATGTACTGGACATTATACCATTTTGACTAGATGTAGCAAGCGTTGTTCTTAATGTGTTTAGTGCATTAGGTGTGGCTGCTGTTGTTGTACTTGTGCTTGAAGTTGAGTCTGTAAGCTGAACAATACCAGTTTGTCCTGTTGTGGCTGTCCTAATCGCAGTGTTTGTGACTGTAGTTACCTGTCCCAAGGCATTCACACTAAACGCAGGAATATTCACACTGTCACCAAAACTGCCTGCTGTTATCACTCCGCTAGTTACGTTGGCCGCAGATGTTAATCTACCCTGCTTATCTACCGTGAATACAGCGTGAGCTTGTGCTCCACCGTATGTACCCACAGTAACTGCTGTATTAGCTAATACTGATCCAGTTACCCTTGTAGTCATTTATTTTTTCCTTTTAATACTTCAACTTCAGCGGACAATTCTTTTATCGCTTCAATCAACAAAGGCACAAGTTTTTCATAAGCCACAGCCAAATAACCATTATCTCTCACTGAGATAATTTCAGGAAGAACCTTTTGTACTTGTTGCGCAATAACACCAGCTTCACGTTTTTCTGTGTCTTTATTTTCAGCTAGGCTATTCCAATTGAATGTTACACCATCGATTGATTTTAATTTTTGTAGGGCATCCGGTATGATTTGGATTTCAGTTTTCAGTCTGCTGTCAGAAGAATAGTGTGCGATAATATCACTTGATGCACGAATCTCGCCTGTGCCAGCACCACTCGCTGATCCTACATTTAGACCAGTAAATGTTGGCGTACCACCAAGTCTCGCTACTGCAAGTGTGCCTGAAGTAATTGCGCCTGTATCTATACTGATAGAAGTATTTGATACGGAGGTTATTCTACCCTTATCATCAACAACAATTGTTGGAACAACAGTGGCTGTTCCATATGTTCTTGCTGTTACACCAGATGCTTCAAGTCTTGCTGCTGCAAGTGTGCCTGATGATATATTGCTTGCGTTTGATGTGTCTGTTGTTGCTGATGCAGCAAGACCAGTAATTTTTGCATTTGCTAGAGAAGTGATAAACGATGGATTCGCATATGATCCATTAGTGTAAACACCGTTGGTCACCGTTCCTGCATTACCACTGACACTCATCGTGAACGTGTTACCTGAGTTTACAACATCTTTAACAAATTGCGTTGTCGCAAAAGCTGTATTACTCGTTATATGTGGTACAGTAATACCTGTAGCTATGCCAGTAAATTGTGCGCCAACTAATGCTGCTTTTCTACTCTCAAGACTATCTATAGCCAATTGAATTGTGTTTGCACTTGCTGAAATATCACCAGTCACTGGTCCGTAAGTGATGTTGTTTGCGTAATATGGATTTACAATGTATCCATCAACTTCAAGTAAAATTGTGTCTGTACTTTGTGGTGGCTCAGAGAAACTGATTGTTGAGTTTGCAACGTTAGCTGAATACTCAGATTCAAATTGTCTAACACCGTTAATGTATGCTCTCAGTTGAGTGGCCGCATTGAATGTTGGTGTTGTAAATCTCGTGTTTGCACCGTTGCCTGTATATGACAATCTTGTTGAGTTGATTGTTGTGCCTGGTACAGCACCACCTCCACCTCCTGTGCCACCAGCAGCCCAATAAAAGTTACCTGGTCCACCTGTAGTTAAAACGTAACCTGCAGTTGTTCCAGTTGGTAACAGTGCAGTAAGTGCCGCCGAAGCCGAAGTTGCTCCTGTTCCGCCATGTTGGATGGCCAACTGACCACCTGTGCCAAGAGTTAATCCTGCAAATGTCGGTGTCGCAGTTATTCTCAAATCTTGTGGTGTACTGATAGCAATCGTGTTTGCTGTTCCGTGTATAGCGATTCCATTGTTGCTGGAATATGTTATGACACCTTTATCTGGAATCGCTGTTCCCGATGTGCCAACAAATGTGTTGGCTGCGATTGCAAACAATGCATCTGAATAAGATTTCAGATTTGTGTTGGCATTGTCAACATAGTTTTTAGTTAGCCACGAACTTGCGAAAGTTGAATTACTTACAGTCGCTGTGCTTGTTGTGATTAGATTAGCCGTTAATACTTTCGAAAAACTTGTGCCCAAATCTGAGTTGTCAACATCACGAAGTTGCCACTCTTTTGCTGTTCCTGCCCAACGAATATATGCGTTCGCATTCACTGTTCCTAGAGTGGATTGTGTGTTGCCCCGATACACACCGAAGTATGCATTGCCTGAAGTTATAGGAGTTGTTGCACCGATAATAAAAGTATCAGTATCAATAATTGTCTGGCCAGCTAACGTGAAGTTTCCTGTAACACCCAAGTTACCTATAATTGTGGCATCTCCACCCACCAAAAGATCGTCACCTAGCGATGCTGCACCGTTCGCTTGTAATGTTCCGCCTATAGAAACATTACCCACTGCTTGCAGTGTTCCACCAAAATAACCATTGCCTGTGACGGTGGAGTTTGTGCCAACATTCAATGATGTAGCTGTTGCTAAACTTCCAGTGATGCCCAAATTACCAACAACGTTAGCTGAGCCAGTTACACTAAAATTGCCACCGACACTTAAACCTTGAGTCACCGATATATTACCACCGACTGATGCGTTTGCTATGACAGTCAAATTGTTTCCTATGGATACAGATTGACCGAAAACACCAGTGTTTGCTACTCCCAAGAATCCTACGTTCGCTGTCCCTACGACAACCACATTTGAGTTTGCTGTAATGTTGTTGGCAATTATTGTATTTCTAACAATAACTGTACCATTACTTACAACGTTGTTTGCAACGAATAATGCTGTTCCTGGACCATAGATGGAAACAACTCCACCGACACCCAAATTTCCAGTTGCAGTTCCCTGAACACCCAAAGTAATATCTCTACCAACAGTTATGTCGGTTGAAAATAGTGCAGTATTTGAAACTTGTAAAGATGCATTAGCTCCGATGGCCAATGTACCTGTTGTTTTAGTGTACGTACCAGTTTCTAATGTGTTTAGTGTGTTAGCAGACTGATTGGTCTGTATTCTCCACTCATCAACTGTATTATTTCTTGTGATATTTGGAATTGCCATTGTTATTTACTCTGTTGCAACAGTGAAGCTAATAGTGATTTTATCTCCTGTATATCAGAAGACAGGTCTTGAACTTGCACTTTTAGGTTATTTATATCATCGTTTTTACCATTGATCCTATCAGCCAATCTTTTTCTAGCTTCATTTTCTGTTAGACCTGCACGCCCTGTCATTAGCAGGGCGTTTGTGCCGGTGTCTTTTACAAAATTTGTTCCTTCTACTTTTATGTGCATGGTCATTCTGCCGGAGTTGCAATAATACGCAAATCTTTAACTGTAGGAACAACTGCTGGATCACTGGATGTCAAAACAATCTTGATTGCGAATGTTTTGAATGTGTCGTGTGTTACACCATTTTCACCAACATATGATACTGCATTGACTGTCGCTGATGGGCGATATTCATATTCGCGGAATGATGCATCAAGTGATGGTGTTGTAGTTGGATTGATACACACCATTTTCTGATAGCCACGATCTTTGAATGTCGTATTGTCGTTGCCGGAAAGAATCTTGTAGTAAACAGAAACTTCTGAGCTACCTGGTTTATTTGCACCCAAGAAAACTCTCAAGTCGCCCGCATCATAGCCATCAGCAAGTGTGATTGGCTTTGTGATGTAGCGAGCTAGACATGGACCACCAGATGAATCGTGCTCACTGTTCAAAACAATGTTTGCGTTAGCTGTTACCGTTCCTGAACCGACCAATGGATATGAGATTGTGAAGTCGTCAAGATAACCGGAGCCACCAGCGGAAACATAGATTCCAACAACATTACCGTTAGCATCAACGCTCAAGTTGGCTGTTGCACCAGTTCCTGTTGAACTTGTGATTGTGATGTTGTTTGAGTTGCTGTAACCAGAACCTGGAGAAACGATTGTGAAATCTTCAGCATCAATTACAGCATTATCCAAGAAGTTTTCCCACACGTTGATAGCAGCACTTTCCAGTGATATCACAGGAGAGATTGCATCGTTTGTTGTGGACATAGCAACTCTCATAGTGAAACTATTTTGAGTGCCGATAGACTTTCTACGGAAACCCACTGCATACAATTCATCTGACGCAAAACTATAGATTTGTCCAGGTGAAATTGCTCTTGGTGTGCTTTCTTTTGTGCCACCCAATGGTGTTGTCAAAATTGTGCGTTCAACATTTACCAATGTATCTGATGGCACGATTGCTGTTTCAAGCAAACGAATCTTATCCATGTTGATTGGTGTTGTCAATCCTTCGTTCTGTAGAACGTGAACTGCTGATGTTGTTGAGAACACGCAACGGTTGATTTTGAACATCAAGTCTTCATTGATGAACGGTGAGAATTCTCTAGCGTTCTGTGACTTATACAATGTTCCTGAATATGGTTGTTTGTCAACATATTCGTTGTTTCTTGTTGTGCCACCCTTTTCAGCTTCCCACACACTGTATTGTGGAGAATCTGTCAACAGAACCATCGCATATAAACCAGGCTTCAAGAACACAGGAATGTCAAATTTGAAGTTTGTGTTGGTCGCATCCAAAATAGATGGTGACTCAGAAACAACAATTTCCGATGGATACTTTGTCACAACAGATTCTGGATACCAGAAGTCTGAAGATGGGAATCCATTGACTGTTGGGCGAATCTGCACAGTAACAGGCAACTGATTGTCGTCTTTTGCACGGAAGAACAAATCAATGCTATCCAAGAATAGACCCTGTGGATACAATTCAGCATCAACAAAGAATGTTTGAGCCAGTGGATCAACCGCCCAGCTACTCAACACCTGTGATCCAACTGTAACAGAGTTTACAAGTTTGTCGCTTGTTTGTGTGCCAGTGATCTTGAAATCAACATCAACGTTCAACACAGATTCAATCAATTCAGTCTTGTTCGCAATCAATCCAGATGCAGTATATGTCTTATCTGCAAAAGAGATCGAATCGGCATCATATGTGTTATTGAACGACTCGGTTACACGGAAGGTTCTTTGACCTGAACGGAAAGTTGCTTTTGGCATATAGAATGCACCACCAACTTGTCCGAGCTTATTGGTCTTATTGTTACCCATTGAATAGATAACTTGTCCTGTCGTTGCAATTGTACCACTTACGTTAGCAACTTTGGTTGTTCCATTGTATGCTGTAATTGTGTGTTGTTGTCCTAGGCCATCATTGGAATTAGCTGCACGAACAATCGTAACAGTATTTCCGGTGTAGTATCCATTGGCAGAAGACGCACCAGCATCAAGTGTAATTGTGGTGGTGGTTGTATTACCTAAGCCTGAACGATGCTCATTGATTGTGGATATGGTATAATATCTTCCTGTATCCAAACCATAAACAAATTTTCCTGCTAGAGTTTTACCTGTTTCATTGATGATGGAAACGTTAGCAGATCCTCTTTCACTCACAACAACAAATGCTGGATCATAAGATGTGCCGCCCGCAATCAAACTTGACAAATTGGCAGCCAAGTCAGCAATAGTGTTTGCGATAAGCACAGATTCACCAGCTCTTAGTGTCTGTGATGCAGTATTCAATGTTACTTGGTTAGGAACAACGATATACTTGTTGACATCCGTGTCATCAAAGAACGAATACATTACAGTTTTAGGGCGAACACCTTCAGAAGTAAACAGAATCTGCTTAGACTTCATGTATGGCTGAATTGCCAAATCTGTAACGAATGAACCTAAATTGACTTGAGAAGAAGATGTGGATATTTGCTTCTGCTTCAGTTCAGCGCCAGCGGTCAGATATGTGTTATCATTTACTGGTGCAACCCAGCCCCATGTGTTTCCACCCAGACTTTGGACTGTTGCTTTATTTCTATCAACTTCACGTACTGTCTTGTACCACTGACTGTCTGCGATTGTTGCAAAAGGACTATCTTTGTCATTTTGCCAAGTCGGAGTTTTGTCAGAAATGTATTTGAATGCGTCATTGATAAAATTGAACGCATTTGAAATTCCCTGATTGGAGTTCAGTGTAACTTTTGCGGTGCTGCCGGTATCAACATCACCACTGAATTCGGGGAATAGCTTTGTCTTACCTTTGAAGTTAGCAAAAACTGCATCTGCAACTGTCATAGACTTTGTTGCATAAGGCTGCTTTGCAAATTCACGGGCTGTGTAAGAAAGCATCATAGCTTTCTTGGTGCCTGTTCCTGCGATGAATGCTGAACCAACGTTGTCGCCAGTTCTAGGAATCAACTTGACCGTGCGCATCAGAGATGCAGGTTGGAGTGTACCATTCTCAATCAAGTTTCTGTTGTCAAAATTGACTTCATCGCGTGTTGCTTGATTGTCTTTACTTGTGAAGTTATCTACCAAGATGCCATACTTTGAACGCTCTAGACCGTTTGCGTCCAGAACTTTAGTTGCTGCTGCATCTTTCTCCAATGTGCTTAGGGAAACATAGTACTCAAGACCACTGATTCTCTCTTCAAAATTCTGCAAATCACCCATTGTATAGCGGCGATGATTTTTGAAATCTGCACGAACATCATTCACAGAATCTGTATATGCTGGAACATACAGTGTGTAAATCAACATGTCTTTGTTGTTGACTGGAGGTGCAATTGGATTGATCGCAGACTTACCTTTGATAACAGCAAATTCTCTGGAAGATTTCACAACCACTTGGTCGATTCGACTCAAGTAGTAATCGTAGTCCATTGTAATTTGTTCAAGTGGCTCAGGATTCAGTGCACCAGATAGTGTTGTACTAGCAACTGCTCTTGTTGGACGGAAATCAAACGATGATCTCAATGGCACAAGTTTCTGATCTTCGTTGTTAGCAAATACTGAAATGTCACCGTAAGACATATTTGAACCTGCTTGTAGGTACGAATCCACGGTGAATAGACCAGCACCACCAGTCGCAGGAGATGCAATGTGTTTCAGGTATCTGTACTGCACATAAACTGTGCCTGTCGGAGCACTATAACCACGCTTCAATTTGATGGTAGCATGGTCATAGTAATTTTTCTTCTGACCGTTATCAAACTCATAACTGTCTGTGATATCGTTGGTGGCTGTCGTCAACATTGCTGTTGATACGTTTGCTGTAGGACTCTTAGAGTCATATACTCCAACAATCTCATACACATCAGCAACTTGTAGGCTAACTGGTTTACCTGGAGTACGTAGATCAGTTAGAATAGCGTTGCCTGTGAAGTTGGTTGCACCAACTGAAGTAAACACATAACCACCACTGAATGTAGTGACTTCACCTGAAGTGTTTGCAGCATTCAGTGTGTTTGCGCCACCAAGTTCACTAGGAACTTTTGCATGTAAGTCTGCACCACTAGTTAGTGGTATCATCTGTTTGCCGCGAGTTGAACCTGTAGAAGCATTCTCTGCATCATTGACTTTTGTTGTAATCAAAAAGTCCACCGAAACACCAGGCACAACCAAGTTGACTGTAAACTGTGTTGGAGATACTGCGGTAACAGTAAAGTTATTATTTGCAAGACTCAATACACTGTTAGCTGTGATGCCATACTGTGTGTTGGACGATACGCCGCTACGAACTGTACAAATGATGTTGTTCAGAATCAGAGAATCTGAAATAACGCCTGGACTTCCAGCAAATGCAAATGAGTCTGTACCACCTGCGTTGATTGTTATGGATCCGCCCGCATCACTTGTTCTGTTTAGATATGCTTTTCTGGCATACAAATCCATATTGTCGATAGTTCCGTCTTTGATTGCATCATAAGGAACATTGAACAATAAGCTGGAACGTTTTGGTTCATTAATATATGCAAAGCCAGTCAGTGAATTCTTAGAATCACTGTTGATGTTTCCAGAGAATGTGATGGATGTGCCATCAGTTATTACCAGGGACTCAGCTTGTTTGAAGTCGGATTCAATTGAGAATGAATCACCATTGGCTGTGCTTGGTATTTTAGACAGTGAAGTTGATAGTGTGATGTAAGTTGCGTTCGATGAAACGATTGGCAATGGACCATCGTCCGCTAGATCACCACTAACAATTCGGAACAACATGTTTGCATACACGTTTGCACCAGCTGTGGCGGAAAATGTTGTCGGCAACTTAATTGTTGTTGTGGATGAACCTGCAGGCACTGTTCCGGTTATCGCTGAGCCAACTGCATCGAAAACGTTAACTGTGAAAGAGTGTGTATCACCAATAGTACTGGTTGTCGAGTCATTATAACGCATCATATTCGCACGGGTAGTACCTATTTTTGTGCTGTTATATGCTGCTGTTGTTGTCAGGTTGATTGAGTTTGTTGGTACAATGTGAATATCTAACTGTGGATATGTTGTGATATTCAATGTACCACGAATGCTGTCCAATACTACAGATGACTCATAATTGGTAGGTAAATCGTAGCTTGATACATTAGACACATCGCGCCCACGTGCTAACTCGATTGTTGTTGGCGCAATCGTTTGGAATTCATATCCATTGACATACGCTTTGCCTGGATCCAATACGACATTGAACATACCATTAGCAGAATCACCCTCATCAATAGAGATGACAAATGGATCAACAGTGTAGTTGCCAGATTCATCAAAGGTTCTTCTGGCCAACAATGCTTCAATTTCACTGTATATTGGATATTGAATCTCTTTTGTCCTAACGCCAGCTACCAGACGAATCACTTCAAAGAAGGATGAAACGTCAGCGGAATCTAATGTTCTCTTAGCGAGTGCTGTTTGAATTTGGAATCTATTTGCACCCGGTGCTTGATAGTTGAATGCACCCTGCGCTGGATCCAACAGGGAAGTGTCATCAATTTCATCAACCAACACTTCAGTAAATTCTATACCGACTTTGTATGATGGCTGTGAGTTGATGGTTGATGATGATCCTAGCCTGTAGAATAGTTCAACGATTAGATATTGTGGAACAACTTTAACAAATTGACCCTTAAAGTAATAAACACCCTCTTGCAGATATGCAACATATGAACCGCCAGTCGCTGCGGTTGTAGCCAATGTTCCGAATATGTTTTGACCATATACACGAAGATCATCGCTTTCAGCGAAACGTTCTCCGCTCAAATATTTCAGAACGAGGATAGGATTAGATGTTGTACTTTCAACAGCGATAACTTTGGCGCGAACGTCTTTTGTTGAACCGTAAGATACAACAATTTTATCTAAGAAATCTGTAACAACGATATCTTCATTGCCATATTGTGGCTGCAAAATGACATAATTTGCTTTGTCGTCTAATGAGACTTTGCCCCCAACGATTGGGCTGCCGCTTTTGAAAATGTGATTACCAAATTTCTCAATTTGGTTAGACAATATTGTTTGTAGCTGTGTCAGTTCTCTTGCTTGGACTGAATAGCCTGGGCGGAAAAGCACTCGCATGAAGTTTTTATCTTCATCGAAGTCGTCATAATATGGATCGTAATTGAATAGAGTTGTCATTTATTCCTCGTTTAGAAACTCAGGATAAAACGGATTCTTTCCGTTTGTGAGGGATCGCGTGTGATCGGCAGTTTATCTGATATGTATAAAATCTTGCCGGTATATAAATCTAATGTGGGCGCTTTGATTGAGTTAACAACACGAATTGAGCCTGAAGATAGACCTTTGATGGTCTGATTTTGTTGCAGTGTTCCACGAACGTCATTGATGTATAGGTAATTTTGTACTTCATCGAATGAAATTACATTTGCTGTAAATGTCGCATCTCCAAAAGTTGCGCCTTGATATACAATTTCGTCTGTATTGAAATCTCCAACACCAGGAGAAGTTTTGATTCGTGTGTATAATGTATATGAACTGCCTGCGGCCAGTACTTGACCGCCAGACTCATTAGGATTATGCAACAATACTATTTCACGGAAATCATTTTCTGTCGGTAAAGTGTCATTTTCATCACCATCAAATTCAACGTTGAACATGATGGTTGACGCATTCAATTCATAAACAGGATCAAAACCGTGTCCTGAATGCGGTGCAATAGAAACAACTGCTGCGCCACCTGATCCGATACCACCAGCAACATCCTGAATCGTTATTGCGGCGTATGTATAATCTGAACCCCTATTCTGGATAATTACATCCTGAATTTGTCCACCAGCAACGTTGGCCTTCAATATCGCACCAGTTCCATCACCCTCAATAGAGATGATCGATTGGGTTGAACCATTTGTGTAATTGTTTCCACTATTTGTAATTGTCACCACATCAATGGAGCCCGGTGCTGCGGCCGCCCTTACGAATTTGTTGAACGTAACAGGCATCCATTCATCACCCAAAAATTTCTGTTTTTGCGTTGATGTTAATGTGTAAAGATATTTCCATTTGTAACCATCAGCGGTTTCAATGTATGGTTCTTCAAGTGAGGTTGTTGATAGTGTGAGTTCAGGCTGTGATGTTGATGCCAAATTTGACCTGACATTTGATAGACACTTGAAAACTTGATCACTGGTATTCAACACATAAAAATTTGTATTTGATGTGTATGTGGAATAAACTGTGTTCGCCTGCCAGTTTATTCTTGGAACGACAAGGGTAGCATTCTCCAAGGAAATCTGTTTTGCCAGAATTCCTCTTCTGTAATACTCATTAATTGCGTTATCGGAGTCTATAGGAGCCGGTGGAATTTCTGTGCCGGAATTCCACGGCAGTGCTTTTCCTATGAATGTGTAGACATAGGACTTCCTAGCTTCTGGCAAATATGCGTTTGAGCCAATATCAAGCAAATTCAGAATTTGCTTGGCCATAAGGATTTTGAAATTTTTTGTTAATAACGATGACATGGTTTATTTATCTGTGTTTCTGTACGTTGGCTGTCAAGAATGAACCATTATGTCTATAATTTGTTGTAACAGTGATTGTGTTGGCCGTAACTGCTGAGACTTTCTTAATTTCCGCATATATCACGTTCGCTGTTACTGAAGCTGATGTGACACCAATTATTGTATCAACTGTGGCATATGTCGAGTTTGACACCTCTGTAATCGTGACTGTGTTTCCTGTTGATAGGTTAAGAACATCACCTTCTAACAAATCATTGATAAAGTTGACACTGTTTGCAGCACCAAAAATAACATTTGATC